CAATAGCATCAGAGAAGTTTGTTGCTTGGTATTTAGGGAGGAATCCGAAGAAGTCGGTAATTGCTTGCTCCTTCGGTTCTGACCTTGTAGAGCAGTTTTCGGAGTCGATACGCTCAACGATCAACTCTGAAGAGTTTAGTACGGTCTTTCCGGGCGTTGGGTTTAAACACGGATCAAAGCGTAAAGACGCCTGGGCGCTAAAGGGTGCCTATCGACTGTCTTACCGTGCGGCTGGTGTTGGTGGGCCGCTTACCGGCACAGGCGGCGATCTTATCGTAGTAGACGACCCTATGGCTGATTACCAGGCAGTGGCCACTCAGGAAGCGAGGGATAAGGCTTGGCGATGGTATCAGACAAAGCTTAGGACACGATCTAATCCCGATGGCGGAATTGTCGTCATTATGTCACGCTGGCACGAGGACGACCTGATCGGTCGCCTTAAAGCAGGTATGGCAGAAGGCGGCGAACAATGGACTGTTATTCGTCTGCCCGCAATTGCGGAAGAAGATGATCCGATGGGCCGCGCTGCTGGTGATGCGCTTTGGCCGGAGATGTGGCCTATAGAAGCGCTTATCGAGGCCAGGAAATCAGTCGGCGGCTTAGGATGGGCTTCGCTCTATCAGCAATCACCAAAACCTGATACTGGCGTGATACTCGACTCGGGCAAGATCATACGCATTGATCGTGATCTTATCTGTATGCCAGGGCAACGCAGGGAGATATGGCATGAGTATGTTATCACCAAGGCCGTTCGGTATTGGGACCTTGCTTTCAGTGAGGCGAAAGGTGCGGATGCTATGGCTGGTGTGCTATGCGGCATGGATACACACAATCGCTTTATAATCCTTGACGTTGTCCACCTGCGGGGTCGATGGCCGATCAACAAACATAAACTTATGGATACTGCTCTTGCTGATCCGGCCGGAGTAGTCCAGATCGTTGAAAGCAATGGTACGCAGCTCGGATACGCTCAAGACATAAAAGATGATGTCCGCATGAGGATGCGACACGTGCGCGGTTTTGATCCGGGAAAGACCGGTAACAAGGAAACACGCGCCTCGATGTGGGGCTCTCGTCTTGACGATAAGGTGATTCATGCCGTTACTGCTCCATGGCTGGCGACTACATGCAGTCAAATAGACTGCTTCGGAGCGAAGGGCAGCCATGATGATATAGTCGACGGTATCAGCGGCGGATGGAACGCTCTGTATTCATCGGGGCGATCCGGTTTAGTTTCGGTATAGGTATGATATTAGCGTATTATAAATACGTCAAAAGGAGATTTAATGAAACCAGATGCGCTGAAAGACCTTTCACCTGAGCAACTATTAGCTTCACCCGTCGCTAAGCTGCTATACAAGACTTGGGCGGGCCGGTCGCTGGCATATCGGAAGATAGACAGGTACATGGATGGTGACCATGATCTACAGTTCGCCACACAGAAGTTTACCAATGCATTCGGCGGCCTATTTAGGGAGTTTTCCGAGAATCTATTCCCTGTCGTCATTACCTCCTTGTCTGACTACCTGCAATTCGAAACTAAGAGTCCGATCACCTGCGATGACGAAGCGGCACAGACGCAGCTCGACGACTGGCTCACTATGCAGGGTTTCCCGGTTCTTGGTGGACAGACGCATAGCGATGCTTACGAGTATGGTGATAGCTATGTAGCGCTGGGTCTTGACGATGAAGACAATCTTCGTATGTACCGACAGGACAGCCGGCAGTGCTCAGTGGTTTATGATCCCGTTCGGCCTGACCGGATCATGGCTGCTTTTAAGCTCTGGCAGGATCCAATCACGAGCTGGTTCTTGCTCAATATCACCACGCGATGGGCGACGTACCATTATGTGGCTTCGAAGTCTCGGAGTACTCCGAAGTTGGTGGCCTTTGAACCGTATGAGGATCAGTTCGACACTCCGCCGATTGTTCCGCATGGCATCGAAGGAGTATGCCCGGTATGGCACTTCCCAAACGACCCAGATGCAAGTAACCAGGGCAAGAGTGCACTCAAAAGCGTGTTTCCGCTTCAGGACGCATTGAATAAGACGGAATGCGACAAACTGGTTGCCGGAGAGTTTCAATCGTTCCGACAACGATGGGCCACAGGTATTGAGATGGAAATTGATACCAACACTGGCAAGCCCATACCTCCGTATATCCCGGCGGTTGATAGGCTGTTTATCTCACCATCCGAAAATGCGAAGTTCGGCGACTTTGCACCAATTGACATCACTCAATTTATCGAAGCGGGCCGTGCTATTCGTCTCTCAATCGCTAGCGTGACTGGAATACCAGCTCATCACTTGGTGGCGCAAACTACAGATTTTCCAAGCGGAGAAGCTATCAAGATGGCTGAACTTCCGCTCTTGCTCAAGACGCGGGATAGACAGTTATGCTGGGGCGCAGTGTGGCAAGCAATAGCATCCTATTGGTTCACGGCAACGGGCAAACCTGTGCCTTCTAATCTGAAAGTCGACTGGGTGGATATGACACCGAGAGACAAGATGAATGAAAGCCAGGGCGATCTTAACGAGGCTAACGCTAGCACGATCTGGAATGAACTTGGCGTACCAAAACGTCAGCTCTTAATCGAAAAAGGATATACGGCAGAGCAGGTTACGGCCTTCGAGTCGGAAATCCAAGAAGAGCAAGAGAAGGATGCAAGTAACGCTGCAGACGCGATGGCAAAGCAATTAAACGCCGCGCCTGTCATTCCTAACAATAATCAATCGGCATCGAAGGGCAACGGCCAGGGCGGAAACGGGCCAGGCGCAACAGGACAAGGCGGCAACTAATGCCGCTTGACGATCTAACGGCGATACATAATCAGTTCTTGGCAGCCCTCGCAGCACAAGACCAGGCGGCAAGTAATCAAATGCTTTCTACCTGGTCTAAGGCATGGGAACACATCCAGGTAGAAATTAACCGACTGAACGCGAAGATTGCTAGAGCGCAGCAGCTAGGGCAGTACTCCCCTGCTTGGGCTTACCAGCAAGATCGGCTATCAGCGATTGATGCTGTAGTGGTCAATCAGATGCAGAGGCTGACCGCACAGGCGCAAGACCTCATAACGACTAATCAATCTAATGCCATAGCGCAAGGTCAGCTATTTGCGGAGCAGTCCGTCACAGCACAGCTTGGCGGAGTCAGTCAGATGGCGGCGGTTAATATTGCATGGGGCAGACTCAATCCCGATGCTGTTAAACACATGGCTGGGTATCTATCGGACGGGAGCCCTCTTAAGGCGTTACTCGATCAGATACCACAGCAGACGGCGAATGCGATCCACCAGGCGTTAGTCGATGGCATTGTCCAAGGCCGCAATCCAAGGGTGACAGCTCGGATAATCAAGCGAGAGGCTACCGTGCCTTTGTTCCGGGCGGAACGGATTGCACGGACGGAGACCATGCGGGCATACAGGACTGCCACGATGGATTCGGCTCGAAACAACAGCGACATAGTTCAAGGGTGGATTTGGACTAGCGCTAAGCAGGTGAGAACCTGCGGCGTATGTCTTGGGTTAGACGGACAATGGTTCCCGTTAAGTGAAACTATGGCCTCTCATGTCTCCTGCAGATGCGTTCCGACTCTCCAAACAAAGCCATGGTCTGAAATACTCGGCAAGTCAGGTGACGATATACCGGAAACCTCCGCGCAAACGAACGAAAACAGAGGATGGGATTATTACGCCAAGCTGACGCCAGCGCAACAGAATTTCATAGTCGGCCCAGGTAAGCGGCGACTTTTAGAAGAGATGAAGGAGCAAGGTGTAGAGAACCCGCTTCGTACGTTGGTCGGCTACAAGGATGATCCGAAATGGGGTCCGGAGCGATACGAGAAGTCACTCAAGGATCTGAAGGCGGCAATGGAGGGCGGACATCTGCCAGTTGTCGACGGCATCCATCCAAACGGCTTGAAACTTCCAGGATTACCCGAAAAGGACTTTGTACAGACTTACGATGCACCGTCTGGCGGCATGGTACATGAAGAGCCCGGGTATTCACCTTCCAAGGAGGGCAAAGAGCGAGAAATAGCCGCAAACCTAGCCGATCAGGGTGAAACAGTATGGCTGCAGAAAGAGTCAACAGTAGAAGGAGTCAAATCACCTGAAGGCTTCATTCAGGAAAACGGCCGTGCGGTAAGCGTTGAGTTTAAGCGACTGAGCGAATCTGCTGTTAATGTCAATGGAGCGATACGATCAAGTATAAGAGGAGCGAACAAACAGGCCCAAACCGCTGTTCTGTTAATTGATAGATTATCCGTGAATGAGCCGCAAATAGTTGAGTATACGAAGAACGCACTTGCTCGGTATTCCGCTCGATTGTCCAAAGTTATAATCATGCGCAAAGACGGTACAATAATTGAGGTGATCACAAATGGAACAAGCTAGATTTATACAAACAATTACCGAAGCCCTGGATACTGCAACACAAAAAAACAATGTTAACGACTTGTCGCTACTTGTCATGTATGGGAGAGTATTACAGGCCTCTGCAGACAACATCATAACGATGCAGCAGACTAAAGCGCTAACGGACAGGTTCGGGGAAGGCTTCACATCTAAATATGACGATCAGATAGAAATTGCTTTCAGCGGCCTTACAGGCCCGCAATTAGAAGAGTTGGACACCGTCTAAGGATAATTTACACAAAACAATAAGCGTCGGCCAGGGCGAGCAATTCCTGGATCAATCCCCCTTGCGGAAGTAAAGCGGCGCTCTTTCCGCACTCACGACGCTATATATACACTTTACCATGAAGGATTAAGATATGAAGGCTAATTGCCCTAAATGTAATCGGTTTGTTCTCGAAACACTAGCTCCATCTGTATTTACTCTAAAAAAGAAATGCAATTCATGCGGTTCGCTGTTATTTGTCATAGGAGACGCTAATGGAGTTACTGTTGATGTTCTTTGTCAAAGAAGGAGAATAACAAAATAAACTAGATTTATTAATCTACTTGACAACTACGCCATTAGTGTGCTATTAATACGCTTATGACAGAGATAGATTCTCTGACACAAGAGCCGATCTACGCTCAAACACAATTCCAACTGTGTTTGGGCGTTTTTTTTATGCTCCACACAAGAACGGAGAGTTCCAGGTGAACCTTTTTGATCGTATTTTTACTCCCTTTTATTTCGAGGGAGAGAGCGGCGCTGGCGGAGGGACAGGTACCCCACCCCCCGGCGAACAGCAAGCAGCTCCAAAGACCTATGACGAAGCGTACGTTACGGCCCTCCGTAATGAAGCAGCATCATACAGGGTGAAAGCGAAGGAAACGGGCGACAAGCTCAAGACCTTCGAGGACGCGCAGAAGACCGATACGCAGAAGCTGCAGGAACGGGCGGAAGCTGCAGAACGGGAGCGCGACACGCTGAAAGGCGAAGCGGCCCGATCAGCGACCAGGGCAGCATTCGCGGACGTTGCGACCGAGGCGAAAGCGAAGAACCCAGGCACCGTGGCGAAGCTGCTAGCTATCGAAAAGATTAAGGGAGCTGACGAAGGCAAGCCGGATGTTGCGGAGACTCGTGCTGCGTTAGAAGCGATCAGAAAGAGCGACCCGGATTTATTTCAGAAGATCGGCCCTCTCGGTTCATCGGCCAGCGGTGGAGCAGGATCAGGCGGCGCGGCAAGTACAGCAGCGTCATTCAATCAGTTTGTTCGGAATGCGGCACGGCGGTAGCTATGAGCGGATTACTCCGCCAATAGCGGAGGAGAATTAATCAATGCCTACATTTGGTGAAGTTGTTGCAAGGGGTGATACGGCGGCGCTCATGCCTGAGGATTTCAGTAACGCAATCCTCGAAACGCTCAATTATACGTCTGCAGCTCAGTCGTTGTTCAGCCCGATCAAGATGAGCAGGAAACAGACTCGTATGCCTGTTCTTGCCGGACTGGCAACAGCGTACTTCGTAAACGGCAATACCGGATCAGATACAGGACTCATTCAGACCACTTCGGTCAAATGGGATAACAAATATCTGAACGCCGAGGAATTGGCTGTTATCGTTCCTATACCGAAGGCAGTACTGGACGACACAGATTATGACGTGTGGGGCAGGATTAAGCCGCAGTGTGAGCAGGCGCTTGCTCGGGCTCTCGACGCGGCGGTTTTCTTCGGTATTAACAAGCCGCAAAGCTGGGGGCCTTCCATTTACGGAGGCATTCAGAATGCGCTCGTCGCCGTTGGTGCTAACGCGCCAACATCCCCGGTTAAAACGATGGGTGTAACGGCACAAGCGGCTGGCGGCGTAGCTGAGGATATTAACTGTGTATTCGAGTTCGTTGAAAACTCTGGATTCCCCGTTAATATGCTACTCGCCCCTACTACGTTCAAGGCTCCGCTACGGCGCATTCGTAACACCTTAGGCGACAGGCTTCTTGATGTTCAGGTTGGACCGGCAACCGGCCCAGCTAATGGCGCGATCGGCCATTCTGGCTTTGTCGTTAACGGCGAGGCAGTAACCTTTGGTGTAGATGGACTTTGGCCTGCTCAGGCTACCGGTATTCCTATGCTGTTCGCTGGTGATCGTTCGGAAGGCATCATTGGCTACCGTGACGACATCGAAGTTGAAGTGTTGAATGAAGCCGTTATCCAGGATGCCACGGGCCGAATTATCTTTAACCTGGCGCAGCAGAACATGGTAGCACTCAAGCTGGTATGTCGGTTCGCTTGGGAAGTCGGTAACACAATAAACTGGCTGCAGCCTAACGAAGCAGCCCGTTTCCCGTTCGCTGCTCTCGTCCATGCGTAAATCTCACTGACGGAATTAATTGGCCGGGCGTAAAAGCCCGGTCTGATCGAAGGAAAATATGGCAACGCAAATCTATCAAGCTCCCTATCAAGATACAGAGAGTATTACTGTTCCTCCTGTTGCGATCACGACTACAGTCACGACACCGGTATTTGAGGCACCAGTTTCCGGCGTTATCACGGCCGCCACATATGCAGCCGTCGCAGCCGTTGCGGGTGTCACAACCAACACCCGGACGCTGACCTTGCAAAACCTAACGCAGGGTCTCACTATCGCAACATTGGCGCTTATTACGGGTGTCAATATGGTCGCCAATGTCGCTAAAACGATGACGATTACTGCTGCCAACGCGAACGTCAACTCTGGCGATATCATCGCCTTCGTGTCGACATTTGGAGGTACCGGTATTGCTGATCCTGGCGGCATAACGCTTGTAACGTTTAGCGGCGTTGACTCGCATGTTGCCCAGTCTCCGTATTACGAGACACCAGCGACACAGCCGACAGGTGCAGATCCTCTTCACCTTGGAGTGCTCTCGATCTAAGAGGAAAATGCGGGGCAGTTTACGGACTGCTCCGCTAAACCAACATGGCAGCAGACCCATATACCGGCCTTCCTTTCGACTCAGACGACCAACGCGCACTCGCTTACTGGATACACGTCGCGGTTCTAATGAGCAACCAGGCGATAATGCAAGCTCAGCTTTGCGCTGAGGGAACGCCTGCCTTGCAAGTATACGACGATTGGGACGCGATCATGAGAACCGATCAGCGGCTTGACGGCGGTTCCGAACCGGTCGACTATCACTCTCCGAGATGGAATAACACGGCATCACTATGAGCACTACAGGAAGCTGGACACCACCAACAGCGGCAGAGGCGGAAGCGGATGTACTCACGCAGATTGCACGGCTTACCAATGCAACGGCGTGGCCACCGCTCTCCACTGACGACTTGGCCGGACTAGTCCTTGAAGCTCGACGCGCTGACAAGTTCGGGCGTCCGCCGTTTGATCCAAATTGGATTCCGACTTATCACATTAGCTTCGGCGTGTACCGAGGCTGGCAACTGAAGTGTGGATATTGCGCGACCATGTACGACTACGGCGACGGACAAGTCAAGTTTGACCGTTCTCAAGCTCTCGCAGGTTGCGAGAAGATGATTAAGATTTACGCTCGGCGATTAGCGTCTAGTGTGGTGACGTATGCACCGCAGCGCACACCGATTACACCGATTCCGGCATTCCCGGTAGGCCCTACCATTATGCCAACGGAATTTGAACAGGGCAACAGTTAACAGGAGATTATCAGACATGTCTATTCTATCAGCATTAATTGCAAGCACAGCAAAGAGTATCGAAAACGCGGAGAAGGCCTCCGTGGTCTCGGCAGTCAAAGCCCAGATCATCACGCTACTTACTGCCTCGGCTCCGACTACCGAAGCCGAGGCAGTTACTCTCGTGAACAAGAACATCACCGAGATTACAGGCCAGGCAGTCGCAGCGATCAAGTCCCCTATCCTTTCGCTCATTGTCACTATTGAGGAACCGACTGTAGTTAGTTGGGTGGAAGGCATTGCCGACGGCCTCGTGTCCGAATGCTTTGTTTATGTCGTCTCTCAGGCAGCAGGAACAGTAGCGGGCGCAGCCGAAGCGGCCGCACAGACCGAAGCACTGCCTACTATCAATGTAGCGGCGGCGGCCTAACAAATGTCGTTGGATGCGCTCGAATTGGTAGCGATCCGCGCGGAAGCTGAGCGGTCTGTCTTAGTGCAGACCGCTCAGGTCATACGGAACACTGGTCAAACAGCCGTAGGTGACGCGCTCGGCGGAGGCGGCTTGGTTTCCGCATGGCAGCCATCCGGCCCCGTAGTTGCTTGCCGGCTGAAAGTCCACAGGCCAAAAGCTGAGGAACTTGTTGACGGACAAGTCCGCTCGTTGACGATGTTTGAAGCTCGGTTCCCAGTAGGAACCGATTTGTTAGTCACCGACAGGGTGCAAGTTTTGAACGGTGATTATCCAGGGACTTACTCGGTCGCCTCGGTAACATCAGGGCAGGCAGAGATGATACTGCTTTATTGCTGGCTGACGTTGGTTGAAAACTAATGGACTATATCGCGGTCATAACCTGGATTATCAGCCTTCTACAGTCTAACGTAGCGCTTACCACACTCGTTGATTCGAAGGTGTACCGAAATCTGATTCCCCAGGGTGTCTCTCTCCCGGCGGTAAAGATAAATACAATAGTCACTCGGCCGACTCGGTGGTCTACGGGCCAACGTGCGTTAACAAAGGCAATTATTCAGGTTGCAGCGTGTACGCAGGGCGACGATTTACAACAGGGAGCAGCGATCTTTCAGGCAATAGATGCAGCTCTCGACAACCAGGTATGCCAAGTCGGAACGCTTGCAGCTAAGATCAGCCAAGACATGCTTGTCGACACATCCCAAGCAGTTGAGGGTGAACGATTTAATCTGCTTGGCGCTCGATACCGGATCATATACTATCAGCCGCAAGGCGCGGCAGGAGCGTCTTTCATGCCGGTTCTACAGGCTATCAACACTAATACCGGGCCGGTTTCTTTACCGCTGGCAGCAGCCACAGGCAACGGTCAGGCATATCAGTTTACTAATGCAGGATCGGGAGCGGTTACTCTTAACTGCCTGGGCACAGACACCGTAAACGGCATTTCAACGATGACGATTGCCGCCTATGGGTCGGTCACTCTCGCATCATATATTTCAGGGACATGGAGCGTTACAATGTCATTCTTTCCCACACCCGTTACTGGTGTCAATCCAATCGTTACGATCAGCGGAACGGTCACGCTGGCACTGCCAGTACAAGATACGGATTACCCGGTTACCTTGGCCGCGAATGGAGTTATATCACTCCCTCAAACGACAGGATCAGGTGTTCGACTTATGTTCGATCTTAAATCACTTGGTGCCTATTCTCTTTCAATGACTCTGCACGGTGCAGATGTCTATGAAGGCGGGGCAGCACTTCCGCCGCTAGTATCCGGCGAGTCGCTTGCACTCCGCGACATTGCAGCAGGGACATGGGCCATTGAATAAGCGTATAAAGTATTTTCTTCCCGGACTACTCCTTTTAGCTTGTGAGGCAGCAGCGCAGGCGAACTTTAATCCTGTTACTATCACGCCCGATGGCACTACGATCAGCGCATCGAGTGGTACGATCTCAGTTGTAAACCCTGTGTCGTCGGGCACGACTGAGCAGACGTTGTATGACACAGGAGTGTCGTGGAATGCCACATCCGAGTTTCAGGTTAATCCGAATTATGGGATTGGCATCGGATTGGCGGCAGGTGTGACTCCTTCAGCAACGTTAGATATGGCAGTTGGAAGCAACATAATTATAGAAATGCCTCCCCCTACGGCATCCTATATCTCTCAATCTACAGGTGGATCATTAGCCTCCCCTGCTACATATTATTACGTTGTAACGGAGAAAGATTTGTATGGGGCACAGACTATGCCGTGTACAGAGTTTTCAGTCCAATTACTTGCTGGAAACCACGAGATATTATTGAATTTAGCTGCTACATCTACGGGCGCTACGTTATGTGTTTGGCGTGGAACCTCCCCTGGCGGAGAAACCGGCTATTGGCCCACATCTTCGGTCGGCGGTATCACTTATGATACTGGATATGGATTAACCACTGCGGCATTACCAACGAAAGGTATGGCGGGTATATTTCGTTGGAACCCTACAGATGGCTACGGACGTGTTCTCAACCTGGAAGGAAATCGGACTTATGGCTCATCAATCTCGTTTAGTGGTGGAAATGGCTATGTTGGGGAGAACTCCTACAATGAAGTATTTCTGTTAAATGCTGGTGGGGTAGTAATGCTTGGCGAAGGCGCTACATATTCCAACTCCACCATGCATGAAGTAATTAACGGTACAAATGCGTACACTAATTTTGGAGCATCGGCCAGTGTTGCTACATTCCCTGCACAACTACACATTACCGATTACTCGGCTTCTCAGCCAATAGAAATGCTGAATGAAGCATCGGGCCAAAGCGCAGATGCATTAGATATTGAAACCAGTACAAGTACGATACTTAGTAAAATCCAGGCTAATGGCGTAGTCAACGCTCCCAATATTACAGGTATCCGCGCTGTCACAACCGGAACCACGGATAGTGCAGCTGTTACAGATCACCTCATAACCTTCAATTCGACTGCATCTGTCGCCGAAACTCTTCCCGCTGCATCGACGTGGACAGGGCAGGATATTAGGATTGCGAATCTAAGTTCCTCTTACACCGTGACGGTAATGAATACGGTCATCGGTTCGCCAACGACAACACTCTCGACACTAGGTGCAGTAGAAACATTCACATCGGACGGCACTAATATCTGGTTAGTGCATTAAGGATTAAAACAATGTCAACAACACCTCTTTACATCGCTGGATTTGTACAATCATTCACCGATAATGCTGGCGTACTTCACGACAATTGTTTCTGGGTTCCGGCGACGGT